TGAAACTGTAGAGAAGACTGATGAGGTACAGGAAGATAAAGAAGTACCAACACAGGAAGAAGTAGAAAAGAAAAACACTGACACAGAGGACGATATAGAAGTACAGGAAGAAACTGTAGAGAAGTCTGATGAGGAAGTAGTAGACGAGGATAAGGATAAGGATAACGATGTTGAGGGTGAAGATAAGGAAGAAGAGACACGCTCAGCACGAACACACAAACATATTAATATTAATACGATGAAAGAACAGAGATTTAGTTTACTCAAGGCTATTAGAAATGTAGCAGAAAACAGACAGCTCGATAACGTAACGGCAGCAGTTTGTAATGAGGGTATGAAGGAAATGAGGGCAGCAGGTCTTAATACAGTGGGTCAGATTTATATCCCAACCATGGAAACACGTGCGGCAGTTTCAGTAGCTAGTGAGGGTGTAGATGTAGTAGCAACAGACTTATACGATATTATCGAGCCTCTCCGTGCTAAGAATGTCCTAGTACAAGCAGGTGCAAAGTTCTATACAGGCTTGACTAATAGCGCACAGATTCCAGTAATGACAGGCTCTAATGTGAACTGGGCAGGTGAGACAGCAGCAGCAACAGACGGTAATGTACTGTTTAATAATGTAACACTGACACCTAAGCGACTTACTGCATACGTTGATATTTCTAAGATGTTACTTGCACAGGATTCTATCGGTGTAGAGAATGCAATTAGGGCAGACTTGATTAACGCTATTAACTCAAAGCTCGAGAACACGATTTTAGGCAAGGGTGCTAAGTCAGCTACAAGCCCAGCAGGTATCTTTAACGGTAAGACCCCAACTAAGGTTACTGATTTTGAGGGCTTGGTAGGTCTTGAGGCAAAGGTTGAGGAGGCTAATGTACTGGGTGGTATTTCATATATTGCCTCACCTTCTGCACGTGCTAGTTTTAGAAATATGATGAAGGGTTCTAGAGGTACAGCCCAGCTTGCTTATACTGATGGCACATTGGACGGTACACCTGTATACTCAACATCAAATGTAGAGGCTAAGACCTTTGTAGTAGGTGATTTCTCTAACTTGGCTATCGGTAGTTGGGGCGGTCTGG